ATCGTTCTCTATCTAGACACAATTGATTGTTGTTTAATTTTAATTCCTCTATTTCTAAACCCAATTGTTCTTTGCCTAAGCATAATTGGTTGTTAGCTAGTTTGAGTTCCTCTATCTCTAAACCCAATTGTTCTTTGACTGAAAGCAAATTTAACTCTTGTTTAAAATCAGCTATTTTTTTTACTTCATCCAATGCAGAAACAGCTTGATTTTCAAGGATTAAGAGTCTTTTATTCAATGATGAGATATTTAGACTTTCTAATATTTCTTGCTTGAGTTCCGTAATTTCTCCCGTCAAAATTACCATCAATTCATCAATTGTATCCATAGAATCAATCCTTTAAATAATGTAATTGCTCAACCTCTAATTCTACTTACTGAAGGAAAACCACCAAATCTTAAAGTATTGTCGTGATACTGTTTACAAGCGTCTAAATCCTTGCGACAAGCCCGATTAGCAAAGGTTGTTATGTTGCCAGAAATATCAAAACTTCTATTGTTAGGTGCTTGACAATCATCGTCTCCAAGAATATACTGACATCTTCTTGAGTATGTCCTAGCAGGTAATTTTTTTCTCTCTAAAGAATAAGGAGAAAGGGTGAACACAAATTGATTTTGATATTCACCTGTATACTGACTGATCTCTAAATTCAACGGGAAAAACTGACTAGCATCTGCTGTGGGTTGACCATCCAAAAACATCGGTAACGTCTGTTTAACAACCACTTCTGCTTTGATGACTGAATAATTATCAATGATATTTCCCACTAGTCCAGAGATGTCAGAAATAGTCAAGGAAGCCCGCGCTTCTACACTCTCACCTGAACGACTAAAACTACTTAGCTGACATGGAAATCCTTGGTAAGAAACACCACCAAAAGATACCGTTCCATAGTTGCAAATCTTAATATCAAATTCTGAAGTTTTGACTTGAATTAAATCAATAAAAATCTCAGAATCTAATAATTGATTTTCTGAAATTAATGTCATAATTCCGCTTTTAATTCCTCAATCTCATGGACACAAACAACATCAAATCCCGCTAATTCTGCATCACTTGTTTCTACAAAAAGTTGATAAGTTGGATCGGGTTCAGTCCGTTGCAGTAGCGCAACAATAGCATTAAAGATTTCTCCTGAAATTAACTCACCTTCTTTCAAAATCATAAGATTTGCTAATGCAAAATCCATTGACTTGCTTTGGATTGATTCTACAAATCTTTCGTAAGTTTTTGTCTCAACAACATTTATTGTGTTTTTGTCAATCCCAATCTTAATTATGTCTTCCAATTTAGGAGTTACTTGTATTTGCTCCTGTGGTTTAGGATTGGGAACTAACTTTTTTTGATTCAATTTTCCGGTTAATTCCCTAGCGGATAGTTCAGGGAATTGTGCGATTTGAGAAAGCAGCCATTGTTGTTTTGTCATGTTTAAGGAAGATTAATTTTGAAAATGGTTACTGAGTCGCTTGGCAATTAAATTTGATTTTCAGGGGAGGCAGTATTCAAATTGCTTGCGATTTCCGGTGCAATAAATTTGTTTATGTTTGCCCCTTTTGGAAAAGTTTATGAAATTGCAATTGAATAATACGCGCCTTGGTTGCGCTCAAGTTCTTCGCGGTTGGTGGTGTAAACTATAGTTTCTGAGTTGTGTCCATCATAAAACCAATTGTTGTCTCCGCGTTGCCCAATGAACAGGTTCTTCAGGGTCAGCCTTGAACCGCTTGTATTATTGCCACCGTTAGCCCAAATGTTTGTGTTTGTTGCGCTGGTTGTTAAACTGGCCACATAAGGCTGTCCTATGGTCGGCAAAAAGTTTGTTTGCACTACTAAATTAGAATCAGAAACGTATCCCAATGATCTGTTGGGGTTCAACTGAAACGAACTAAACACCCCCCTGCCAGTGAACGTGTCGTTAGTCCCAATGGGATAGCGAATACTAGACGCTTGTGTTACGTCATTCAACACCATTGTCAATGTAAACTCAGAAAGCAAAAGCGGTACACCATTGAAAAAAGTGTTAATACCGTTAAATCGAATGGCTGGCCTGCCGTTTGCAGTCTCCAATACCCCATTAGTCACAATTTGAGTCTGATTGGATGGTGCTGTCTGTGTAGCGTGTCTATTACTCATCTGGTCATACCAAATAACTACAAACCCATTCCCAGTACCTACAAATGCCAATAGTGTAACTACATCTAAACCTTCCCCAATAAAACCTATATCTATTTCAGCGTTGTCACTACTTCTTCTTACTCTTATCGCCGCTCCAGTCCAAGATCTGGAAAGTCGTCTTAGCGAGTAAGCAGATGCAGCTACCACAGGAATTAAATCAAGAGCGTAACTTTGGCGACGAAGCACCACCATTCTAGTAGAATTTCTCATGTTATGCCAAGAAAGAATTTATAGTGATTGTACCTGTCTCTGCACTGCTTGTGGGTGTAAATGCGTTTGGAGTTACTACGTATGCCCATAAAGAAGTGCTATTTGCGGCTAATTTAATCTGCCTGTTGATGTTTGATGCCATAGCAAAAAAGCTACCACCACCTCTCATCGTTGTAACTGATAAGGTAATTCCATCTTCAGTTAAGTGAAAATCTCTATCAGCAGATGCGCCATTAAAAAGGGAATTGTCAGCGATCGCAGATGGGGGTGAAGCACTGTATAAATAAATTACAAGGCTAGTCATTCCAGCAGGGGGCGTGGAAGTGTTAAACATGATTTTTATATTATTAATAAAAATATTACCCCCACTAGGTCCAATATTTGACAATTGGACTATTGAGCCATATACATCATTGAGTTGATAAGATGTATTACCTGACGTTCTTTGAATGGTTGCTGTACTGACAAATCCAGTTCCGTTGCTTAGTGTCCTAAAAATAGCAGATAGCCACCCCAGGATACCTCCCCCACCCGTGGGCATGGTTGCATCAGTAATTTGAGTGCCAAAGCTAATTTGATTTGTTACGTCTACTGGTAATCTGTTGTTTATCAGTGAAGGCAATCTGTCGGTAATTGTTCTCCAAATAGCAGATAGCCACCCTAGATTACCTACACCACCTGCGGGCATAGTGGAATCAGTGATCTTAGTGCCGAAGTCCACAGTAGTAGTTCCGCCTCCCCCTGTACCACCACCTTCTACCTGAACAACGGGAATGTAAGGAGATTCTGGTGTACCTTCTCCTGTAGCTTTGACATATTCCGCTGTTCCTTTGATTCCTAAAATTGGTTGTGCCATAGTTAATAAGTATTTTGTAGCTTTATATAATTTTAGCTTAACGGATATGAGAATATACAGAAATCGTTGCACTATCAGCAATCAATCCTGTACCTAAAGTCACCAAATATCCCCATAAAGAAGTGCTATTGGTTGCTAATTTAAGTAGTCTATTTACAAGTATTGTTTCAGCTACAACAGTACCACCACCTCTAGTTAAGATTGGGTTTAAGCCTATTCCACTTAAAGTTAAAAGTGATCCTCTGTCTATCAATGGAACATTAAAAGCAGCATTGTCAGCAAATCCAGACTGCGGACTTGCATTATACAAATAAACTTCACAAGCACTTATGCCTGTTAGTGAGCTTGCATTAAAGACAACGCTTATGCTATTTAAATATATAAAATCTCCACTAGGTCCAATGTTTTGCAGTTGAAACACACCGCCATAAACATCATTAGCACTATAAGATATAGAACTAGTCCTGGTTATGTTAGCAGAAGAAAAATAAGCTAATCCAGACAAAGAAAACTGAGGAATATAAGGTGATATCAAAGTCCCATTACCAGACGCTTCTCTGTATTCAATACTTCCCTGAGAACCAATATAAGGCTGTGCCATAGATTTATAGTTAATGTTCCTTGTTTACAATTGTTGGTTAAAAGTTGCTGTTATTTCCCATAAGTAAGTACCTTGATTCGTGACGCTCCATTTATCACAAATAAATTCTTTATATTCATAATATTCATTGGGTCGCCATCTGAATCTAGTAATAGCTCTGTATTGCTTAAAAGTAGAAGTAATATCATTTTTAGATTGAGTATTTAAGTTAGGGATAACTATATCATAAACTATCCTAACTGAATTAGGCGCAGTTAGTATTTGACTATAACCATCTCCCAATTTTGTAGTTTGTTGAAAGATAGTTTTATTAATAGAAAAATCCCATTTAATTGGTGGTAACGTCAGGATAGGTACAGTCATCAAAACTCTCCCGTAAAACTTGTATAATTTCCACTACTAAAATTAGCGATCGCCTGTGGAATACTTAATGATTGCACATAAGCACTAACTTTATTATTAATGGTAATAGCAGCTATTCTTACATAATAATCCCCTGGACTAACGTTATCCCATCTAGCGGACAATTCAAAGGTTTCAATAGGGTTACTCCATTCTGAATCTTGGGCTTTCTTGTATTGTAAACTGTAGCGGTCAGTGTAAGACTCATTGGTTATTTTTGTACAGGTAATAGTTCCTGTGGCTGGGGTAATAGTCCATCCAGAAAAAGGAAAACTAAACTGGTTGTTACTGATTTTAGTAATAGTATAATAATTATTATAGATTGATTGAGTAGCCCCTTTAATTAATATTAAATCATTAGTATTATAACCATGATTTTGTGTTGTAGTCACTGTTGCTGTTGTTCCCAAAAAAGTCATACTAGTAACTGTAAAAGTGCTGTTAATGACTTCTTTTTGTGGTTGCTGCCAAGATGCTAATAAAGCATAAATATCAGTGTTTCCATAATTAATTTTAATCAATTCTGATTTTAAATTAATTGGTGGTGACGCAACCACTGGCAAAGTTTCCACAGTAATGTCGCCAGGAATAACAATATTAGTTTCAACTAAAGCATAGAAGTCAACCATAAGTTTTAGCAGTTATCTCAAATAAAGACTTATTTTCTGAGTCTGGGACTACATCAGTGACCCTGTACAATTGTACCTTATTGCTAGTATCAATGATCTGCCATGGTGATTGAATTTGCGGTAATGTAGTCAATGGTGTACCGAGATTAATCTCTGTAAAAGTTCCTGCGCCATTGGTAATAGTTCTTTCAACTACTGTCTCATCTGGAAGGGTTAAATATATTTTTTTATTAGTATTTGATGTCAACGTTATAGGCGCGTCTAAAGTTACTTTAGTGCCAGTTACAGCGGAAACTAAACCACCAATTCTGACTTTGTTTTTGGCACTATCAGATACTTGAATTACATCACCGGGTTGAAAGAACATTGCCCGCGCACGCACCTTACAAGTCAGAAATATATTATTAGGCAAAGAACTAAAAATAGTCCTTCTCCCTGACCGAATAGCAGCCCCTCGTCGGGTTTCTCCTAGTAGAGCGTATTCTTCAATTTGGACTCCATATCCATCAATAGAAGCTGGATCTTCTACAATTTCTGGTATTTGTTCCCAGTCTTCAATAGTAGATTGATAAGAAACTTTAGCCACAGTAGTTACAGTATTTAACTCTTTAGTTTGGTAAGCAAATTTACCCTCCTCTACATCTGCATTAGTTAATATCTTCGGTAATGCAGTTGTCGGTCTATCCTGCCAAAAGCTTAACTGCGTGCCGTTCCAATAAGGTTTAGCATACATAGTAGAGCAGATAGAACGAATCATCTCTATAACTACTTCTTGCCCACCCGTGCCTAAAACCGTATTAAACAAAAATCTTCTCTCTAATCCCCCATAGCCATTGTCCACATACCCATTGTTATAGACACTGCATTGATACAAAGCAAACTTATCAATATACTCCTCTGGGATACCCAACTTAAATCTAGGCTCAGTTAATAGATAATAGACAATCCAAGCCGGGTCAGCAGTCGCTTTAGCAGGTAGATAAAAGCCACCATTCCAACTACCACTAAAATCCGTTCCTCTATCAGTAGCGTTAACTGTAGCGTTAGTAGGTATTCTGCATTTAATCCCGCCTAGTTTCATCCAAATTTCCGGTATTGACTGGAAAGTTTTAGATGGAAACTGTAAAGCTAGTAATGCTGTATTGGTGAATAGAATCCGGTCATTATTAATCTCTGAGTAGTCTATCCATTTCAGATTAACACTTTCTCTACTTTCTCTGTTGTCAGGGTTGGGCGGTTCATTGGGTACAGTTTTTTGCACCCGGACTTGAAAGCTGCTTTGAGTAGGATCAACAGGAAAATAATACTCAAAAGTTACTGGGTCAGCGTACCTAGCGTTGATGCAAGTAGAGTATCTTTCTACAAACGCACCTCCCCCTTCTTTAATAAAAATTTTGAAGCAACAATCAGTTTTTCTAACATCACCATTTTTATCGTTGTACTGCATTTGAAGACTTAGGCGGACTTTAATCGCAGTAATATCAGCATTTGAGATTTGCCTTGTTGTCCCATTGCCAATATTTTTTATCTCTGTATTAACAGTATTGACATTACTATTTGATATGCCCAAGTTTGTCACAAAAGAATCATTAGACTGATTGGGTCCACCGATGCTATAGTCAACAGATACATCAAGAAAATTAGCTGAACCATCACTATTAATTAACGGTGTTTTATCAAGATAGATATTAGATAAAGAAGTCATCCCTTCCAATTCGCCTTCACCAATAGCTAATAGCAACTTGACATAATCATTAGAAGTTGCGGTAATTGGGTCAGTAATTGGGTTTTTGGAAAGCGCTCTATTTGCAAATCCCATAGTTTATTTAATAATTAATAATTACTTAGAACCTGTTTTATATTTCCATCCCGGCGCAAATTCTGAAGTGATTTCCAAAGAAATTACTTGAAAGTTTTTCACTAATACTTCACCAAATACCAAAGGAATAGGTGTACCCTCCTTAGTATTAAACCCAGAGGACTGAAAAAAAGTAGACTTAGCATCTTCTTTAGGATTGCCATTAATAATAGAATTAAGCAATCCAGTAGCACCACTATAAATTAAAGACATTCCCAATGGCGCAGCCACCCCTGTAGCAACCAAGGCTATCCCAATACCAATCATGGCAATATTAGTTAAAGTTTTTCCAGAACCTTCTATAACTGGGGTAATCTCAATTACGCAACCACTTACAGGCAATAAAATACTGGGTGAATCTTCCAATATATACCGTTCCCAATTGTTTCCTTTAACTACTACTGTATAATACCAATCTGAACCCAATACATAATGTTTAAAGTCAGAAAAATTGCAACATAAAAAGTTAATTACTTCTCGTACTGTGTTTAAGTTGCCTTGGATTTCAGGTACAAACTTAGTCCCCAAAATACCATTTAATTTAATAGTTGTCAGCATAAGCATTTTAGTCTGTAATGGCTAATGGTTCTTTCTCTTAAGTATCTATTGTAAGGTTCAATTTTACTCAGAGATTTTTGTGACATAGAGTGAAGGATTAAATTCTTTTCTGCATCCACTAAAATAGCAGCATGATTGACCTGTAACCCTCCCCTCAATGCGATCGCAAATACATCATGAACTTCTGCTTTAGTCCCTATAGGCATTAATCGTAGTTGGTGGTCAAAGTCAAAAGGGCATTGATAGTTGTCTGGCGGAAAATTATCAAGATGAGAACGTTGAAAGTCGCCTACATCTACCCCAAACATACCCAAAAAATAACAGCGCCCAATAGAGAAACAATCAGAGCGTCCCCAGTAAAAGGGAATACCTTGATAAAATTCTATTTGTTTAGGCGTGTAATTTATAAAATTAAGTGGAAACGGGTTAGGATTATTTGGTTCATAGTAGTCCCACATATCAAATACTGTGTGATAAAGAATAATTGGTTTTTGAGTCTGACGACTCATCTCAATATCAGTGTAAGTAAAATATCCGGGTTGGGTATCATTATAGTGGGTATGCCAAAAAGCTGTGATTTGAGAATAGTTAAATCTAGCTAAATCTTTAGAAGCAATAGCAAAGTTATTAATAGGGTCACTGTGAGAATTGGGTAAAGAAACAACCTGATTATGAATAACCAGCCCGCAAGACTCAATAGAGTCACTAATAATTAAAGATTTGATTTGTTCCTTAATTAAATCAGAAATCATTGTCATAATAAATATACTTTGTGTTTATGATAGCATATAATTAATATTAATTAATAGCTTAAAGATGTTAAATACAAATTTATTGTCTCCCAAAGTTCAAGCCTTAGTTTCCACTTGGATTGGGATGATTCAACAGTCAGATAGAAACATTACAGATAAATATGTGGAGATGCTCAAAGATTCCCCTGTAGCCTCCGCAGCCAATGATTTAAGAACATTATTAGGTGTATCTTTACTAGGGAAATATCAACATCCAGATGAAAACATTGAACATTTTGTTAGGTCATCCATCAACCAGATGGAAGGAAGTTGGTCTAACGTAATTGCCGAACTCTTGACATTTATACCCTTTGGACGTTCATTTTCAGAAGTTAGTTACATCATCAAAAAACGGGTAGCTTATTTAGACAAAATCCGTACCATAGACCCGCGTTATTATTGGTTTGAAGGATATTCCGGCAGTATCAAAACAGTTCACTACATGAGAAATGCTGATATTTATATCCCTTATGAGAACGGTATTCATTTAATCAATCAACCATACTTAGCACTGGGAGGCGACCCTTATGGAGTAGCAATATGTAGAAGAGCATACCCATACTGGGAATTAATGAAAATAGTCAATGCTTGTATGGCGATCGCATCAGAAAGACAAGCCACTAAACTACTGGTAGCCAAAACTGACACAGCCAACAACTCTGTCACTATGATTAATCCTGAAACTGGGTATGCTTTCTTAGACCCTGCCACGGGAGAGCCTAGGCTGTTTAACCAAGCTTATGTTATGTCTAAGAATTTAGATGACATGAAAAATAATTCTTATGCAGTGATTGATATTGCTGATGATATCTTTGCGATCGCTCATGAGACTGATGGTAGTTTCTTCATGAACATCCTAGGCTACTTAGAATCTATGATCATGCTGTCCTGGTTAGTGCCTAGAACCGTCACAGGTACAGGTGCAATTAGTAGTGGTGACAGTAACCTCAATGCTGGGCATAGGGGTATTTTGGATTTAGTCATCAAGTCACAGATGGAATTAGTGGGGGATGTCTTGATTGAACAAGTGATCCGTCCCATGATTGAATTTAATCTTGGGGAACAAGAAAATTACGGGATTTTTCCTATTAATTCACAGAACAACGAAGATGTGATATCACTCTTAAATATTGTCAATAACTGTATAAGCACAGGCGCATTTAGTATTGACGACTTAGCTGTAATCAATAGAATGAGGGAACTAGCAGGAATAGCACCATTGGAAAAGATTAAGGAGGTAGCTAGTGAAAAAAAGTACCAAAGGGTAGCAATTAAAGCCGCCCAAGAGTCAACTAGCTTTTATTGGAACTCATCTAGCCAAAGATATCAGTACGCTAATGGCGACAAACAAGGTCAATTTGTCAGAGAGAAAGATGTAGTCAGAATCACAGAGAAAGCCATAGCAGACACGCTACAGTTAGGCAACAAAGTCACTGACAACTTACTGGCAGGGAAAATCAATGTCAGTACATGGGAACGACAAACCGCAGAACTAATCAGAGATGTTTCCTTGTACCAATACTCACTTGGTATAGGCGGACTAAAACAGATGGACTGGCGCGACCATGCTGAACTAAGCGGTAAACTCAACTTGCAATATCAATATTTGCGGTCTTTCTCTAATGAAATTATCCGTGGTGAATTATCAGAAGCGCAGATAGCCGCTAGAGCGCAAATGTACTACAACAAAACCAGACATTTTTATGAAGATGGTAAACTAGAAGGGCATAGCAGAAATGGATACTTATGGGAACGTCGGGTTATAGCTGCTAGTCATAGCTGTAGTGACTGTATCCGTTACAGCAGTATGGGATGGGCAAAGATAGGTACATTACCAAATCCAGGAGAGAACTGTCAGTGTCGAGCCAACTGTAAATGTGTTAAGTATTATTCAAAATCACCAATATTGCCCAGTTTATGAAGGATAAATTAAATGATTTTGTTCCCGTGATATTTGCTTTGCTTAGTGCAATCATCACCATAGTTACCATGATAGTCCCTGATCTATCAGACACAAAAGCCAATGGTGCATTTAATATTGCCTTAGCGTTAGCGTCCGGTAGTGCTGGTTTAGCCGTATCAAAAGAGCCTAAAAAGAATGAGTAAATTTACCCCGCCACCAGAAGAACTACCACAGTTAGAAGTATTAATGAGTAGTTTAAATATCAATCAAGAGACTACAGAGCAAGTGATTCAAGAATTTGTGGACAATCCCCCGATATCTGAATTAGCCAACTTGCCATTAGCAGAATAATTCTGTAGGGGTTAACGGCTGTCAACTCTCTCTACTTATCCATAACACAACAAAACCGCTTAAATAGCGGTTTATGATGCGGCAATCATACGACTACCCCTAGGCTATGCCTACTTTTATATTACCCAGCAATCAGTCAACATTATGTTTACCGATTGTAAGGATTACCCCGTCGGATAGAACCACCAGGACGCATTTCCCGCCTAATCCCATCACTAACAAGAGCTTGTACAGTCTGTGACAATCTAGCCCCATCTACATCAGAACCTTCATTCACTGACACACTTACAGGCACATTCACTGTTGTAGTGCTACCACCAATCTTAGAAGCAATATCCCCAGAGCCACCACCAACAATACCACCATCAGCAAATCCAGAAATACCTGATTGCAACTTATTCCAAATAGCAGTTTCCTTGTGATTAAGAACGCGCTCACCTTCAGAAGCGACCACCAGGTGCGGTGTCCTCCCTGTCATAGCCCGTTCCTTATTCATTGTTCCCACAATTCCCCCGTTGGCAAAATTCTGAATCTTCCCAAGAGTATCTTTATCAATCATCCCACCTTTAGCAAATCCCGATAAAATAGCTGAACCAAAGTCAGCAGCCCCAAAAGTAGAAGGATTTAAGAACTCCATACCTGTAGAGATAAAAGAAGCAATATCACCAAAACCAGCAAATCCATCAAAACTACCCATGTCTAAAGCCGAAGTACCTGCCGCTGTTTGTAATGCGATCGCCGCTTGTGTTAACTGTTGAGCAGCAAAAGATAATTCCGTTGCTGGGTTAAGCCCAGTGCCACCCATCCAACCAAAAAGCAAGTCCGTTACACGCTTAGATGCCATTTCCGCCAAAGTATCCAGTACAGACTTACCTATACCTTTAGCTAAATTCAGTAGTGCTGTACCTGTGTCTTCTGTGCTGAGTAGAAACTCTTTAAAAGAACTCTTAAATCCAGACACAAAAGACTTAATCACTTGTGCAAACTCCGAGAACTGGGATTTAATGGTACGTAGTTTTAAATCATTCTCTATTTCATTATTCTTTCTCAGCACATAAGCCTGTGAGTCAGTCAGGTTATTGTCCAGAATAAATTGACTAGTTTCATTTTGTTTTCGCTTATACTCATTCCCTTGAGTCGTGATTGCGTTCTGACGGTCTAATCTTTCCCCTGCCAACTCCAATCCCAAATTCTTCTTAATGGTACTCTTGCTTTCAAAAATAGCCTTAGCAGAATCAGATAATCTCACTTCCACATCTACAATCACCTGTCTATTTTTAATCTCACCAGCAGCCTTTTGGTACTCAGTTTCCACTTTTAAAACATTTAATTCTTTTTGGAAATTCATAGCATTTCTTAGGCGTTTTGTGATTCTCTCATCAGAAGATAATTTAAAGTCGCGCTGAGTCTCTAAGCTAGTTTTTCTGTAAGAGTCCATCAAGTCTTTTTGTTTAATTAATGCTTCATTTTCAAAGTTAATAATATTAACTAAACCGTTCTTATTCCTAGCAGCGAACAGACTATTATCAAGCTGTAAACCCTTGGTAATTGGTTCTCTCTCAGCAGCCCCTTTATCTATCAATCCAAGTTCACGACTAACATAAGCTAATATATTGTCAGTCCGACGCTTTCTTTCAATGATTCCTGTCTGTTTTGTGACAGTATTCTTAATATCTTGCATTCTTTTGTCATAAACATCTTTACCCATGTTTTTACCACCTGATTGTCGCCACTCGCGTCTAAGTGCAGCTATTTTTTGGAGGGTTGTTTGAGTTAATTCTAATTCAGCTATATTTGCTTCAAGGTCAGGTATCTTGAGTAATTCAGGGTTCAAAGGATCAATTGCTTGAATTCCTCTCAGTTCTTCCAATCGTAGTTTTAATTGACTGATATTTACACCCAAGAGAGCAGCTTTTCTATCAGCATCTTTATCTGATTGCTCCTCTTTAAATCTGCTTACATACTTATCAAAAACCGCTTGCTTGTTTTTGGTGTACATATTGCGGAGTGCGATCGCTGTTCGTTCTCTTGCTTTAACGACTCTGTACACTTCGTCTCTTAATCTTTTTAGCCCTGACGCATCTATACCTTCTCTCTGAGCAGCAGCAATTAGCTCATCAACCCTTGCTAATTCAGCAAGAGGCGCTCTTGTAGACTCAATAATATTCTGTTGTTCATTAATCCTTGCTTGGTATTCATTCTTTAGTTTTTGGAAGTCAGTAGCAAATTTTTCCTTATCAGAAGCGTTGGGATTTAACAGCCCTTGGATATACTCAGAAGCATTATTAATATCTTGTGCAGCCTGTAGTGATTCATCTCTGATACCTTTATTGGTATCTCTTAATAGATTGGACAAATTTCTTTGAAACTCTACCAGCTTTGCGCTTATTTCTTCTTGCCTTTGCAGCCTAGCCGCAGCGTCTCTTCGTGCAGCAGCTTTAGCAGCTTCTTCAGCAGCTTTTGTAGTAAAACGTTGTAATGTATTAGGGTCTACGTATCCTCCTTTCTTTTGCTCAACCAAAGGATTTGTGCCTGGTTTTCCTGCTATGTTAGGTACTTGTGGCTGTGGTATAATCTTGGGTTGACCAGTTGTTTTTCCCGTCCCTGGTGTTTTTCCCGTCCCTGTTGATGGTGTTGTTGTCAACCCCTGTGGACTAAACCCGTAGCTTTGAGAATTTTTGATAAAGTCCACTATAGTTACGTCTTTACCTTTAACCTTTGCACCAATATAAACATCACGGTTTTGCTGTGGCGTACCAATTGGTTTCCCTGCGTTGATATTCAAACTACTTTGATGCTTCAAATTACCTAAGTTCTTTTTGATGCTATCAAGAGAAAGATTGGTAAGCATTACTGCAATTTGTTTGCCGTTAATATTTTTTGTAATCTCTACAGATGCAAGGTCTTCATTGCTTTCACCTTTGTAAATATACAAAGTAGCTTTACCGCTAATAGGTGCTTTAAGTTGAGTGTTTCTATTTACCCCACGCGCTGAACCGTAATATGCTCCGTCTTTTTTTTCATCATCAGTGTACGGAAATTTAAGAATATCAGCAAGGGTTTTACCTGGAATAGGTGATACTAAAAGTTTGTCCTGTTGCTTGCTTTGGCTGTTACCACCTGCATTGCTACCTGTGCTTGCATTAGTTGGTCTAACACCAGTTTTGTAATTTACTGGTGTGGCTTTACCGATTGTATTTTGAGGAACTACACTCATCAAATCTGCTTCTGTAATACCAGTACCCTGATTAGTTCTTGTTTGTTGTTTACCAGTACCTTGATTGTTTTTAGGCTTTGGAAGTCGTCTATTAAGTTCTGTCACAACCTTTGTTGCAGCAGGTTCAAGTCTTACTTTTGCTTGCCTTTCAATTTGTAATGCCCAATTTGATATATCAAATTTTGATATATCATTTTGACTACGTACATTGGGCTTTATAGTAGGTACGTTAGATGTTTTTATGACTCCGGTATATGGGGTCAATCCTAAAGAATTAACTACAGGGTCCGTGCGATTAATAAGATTTCTGTTAATCCACTGAAGTGGATTAATGGGTTGTCTTTGGTTAGCCCGATAAATATCCCTAACAAACGTTAAAGGGTTTTTGTATGGGTTTTGAGTAACTTTTCCAGGTTCTCCAACAGCAATACTAAACTTAAATTTATCGCTGCTAGGATTACCAATTATTTGCCCTGAACTTACTTCTACTTTTTCTTTCCCTTTAATACGCAAATTCTTGGTAATAGATTTAGGATCTAACCCTTGATAGACAACATAAACAATCTTTCCATCAGCAGCCTTGTGAGCTATCTTCAAAGCGTTACCTTCTAAGAAAGCAGTTCCACCCAAAGATGCTACTACACTAGATTGACGATTAACCCCAGCGTTTCTACCAAGGGTCAAAGCTTTGCTATTTCTGTAACCGAATAACTCTTGATGTCCATACTTGGTGTTTAACAAGTCAGCAAGACTTCTATTAGCAATGGGAGAAACAAAAGTGCTTGGCAACAAAAATGGATTAGCAGCAGAACCGGTAAATGGAGTTAAGTTAAATGAATTATCTTTGTTTTTTGGTTTATTTGCATACAACTGGACGGGTATATCTGAATCAATTCCAGCCACCAATACTTCTTTAAGCGTGTTAGTAGCGACTGGGGTGGGCGTGGGTAGACTAGATTGAGGTATATTCAGATTATCCAAAGTTTGGAAGTCTTGAGGTTGAATATTACCACTACCGTTTGGTGGTTGTAGCTGCTGATTACTAGTTACTTTATTTATCTTTTCTACGGTGCTAAGAACCTCTTTTAATTGCTTATTAAGTTGTATAGTAGAATTGACTGCACTTACACCTAAATTTTTTGTAACACTGTTAATCTCTTTGTTGATACCTGACACACTGCTGTTAACAGTTCCCAATTCCTTGTCAAAGTTACGAATCTGATCAAGACTAAAAGGTACAATCTTACCCGGTAGACTACGCTGCATTTCCGTGACCTTAATCAGGATGTCCTGTATATTGTTCTCATAATCTAACTTCTGTTTTTGCCTGTCTAAGCGTAAGTTCTCAATTTCCGTTAATTGTTGGAACAACCCAATCACACTGTCAATGAAATTAGTAAAGATATTATTACCAGCCCCAACCAAAGCCTGTTTCAGCTTAGTAGCGAACTGTTGAGACTTAATGTTATTGGTAGCTTTACCAAACTCAATAGCAGCAGCTTGGGACTCCCGTAAGGATGTGCGGTAGTATTCCGCTACCTGTTTAGTCTGGTCAATTAACGATTGTCTAGCTTCTCGTTGCGCTTTAACAATCTCTAAAGTATTTTGGCTTACCTGTTCCCTATCCTTCCTAAGATCCTGTTCTAGCTTCTGTATTTTTTCCTGTATGTCAGCAATATTGCTAACGTTAAGTACCTCAGCCTGTCTGAGTTGCATCAATGACTGCTGCTTAGTATTTATAGATGACTGCAATTCCTTTTGCTGAAAGTTCAGGTCTGCAATCTGTCTGGCAGATAGATCCGGTGCAATCTGCTGAGATGTCAAAGTAGTCCCATAGAGTTTAGTTTGGGCTTGGTTGGAGACAATCTTGTTTTTACTAAGATTCACGTCAAGCTTGGTTTCCGCGTCAGCAAGTGCCGTAGATGCTTTGGTATAAAGTGCTTGTGATAAATCAGGTGGTTCAAACTTCTCAACTACTGAGATACTCTTCTTAAGCAATTCCTGTTGTTTCTTGTTGTTAGCTAGTCTAGAAGCTCTTATTTCAGGGGTCATCTCTGGGCTCATGTCAGCCGCTATGTTTGTTGCTTCATCTTGCTTTAACTTTAAGGAATTTCTTAAGCCGGCTAGTGGACTGCTAAATTCAGACTTTTCTCTTTCAATTTCCTTTTGCAACCGCTTAACTTCTTCCTTTAGTTTTCCTGCTTGAGCGCGTAGTGCATCACTAGGTTTAGTCTTTAACTGTTGATCTACGTTGACGTAATCACTGACGGCTTTTTCTAGCTGCTTATTAAATTTCTCAATTGCATTAAAGTTAACCCTACGTTTTGCTGTAGCGTTTATATTCGTCTGTAGTTGGGATTTATCTTCTTGTAGTTTCTTTAATTCTTTTTTGTTCTTAATTAAAATTTTATACTCTTCAGAGTCCCAAGAAGAAGAAAAATCTAAATCTGATTTTTTGCGTCTTTTTTTGTCATAAGCTGCTTCTGCTATTTTGAATTCTTTTTCTTTATCTTTAATCTTGTTATCAATCTCGTCCATATCAGACTTATTATTAGCATTAGCCATATAAGCGTATTGCATTAAATTCCTGTTTTTTTCTAGTTCAGTAAGCTGTTTTTTAGTATCTGTATATTTTGGCATAGCTCTTTGCCTAGATATAGCTGCTGGTGTATTATCTTCCGCCTCTTCTTCTATCCGTTGAAGACTAGCCTTGACATTAGCTATTTCTTTATCAATCTTTACTGTGCTTAAGTCACTTTCAAAATCTTTCTTTTGGATATCGGTCATCTTTGCAAGAGGTGGGGCAATGTAGTGGTCAACTTTCCCTGTTAGTCCGTAAGTATTTAAGAACTCTTTTAACCTTTCAGTATTCAGTTGATCGTCAACTGCTGCTTTTAGTGCCTGTTGTGAACTGTGGTCTAAACGCTCTCCTACTTTCTTGGCATTAATTGTGTTTGTTAATTTTAACCCTGATCCGTCTGTAATCGCATTGCCTTTGGCATCTGTTTTACCTTCAATAAAATCAAGTTGCTTTTTCGTTAATTGAGGAGCAAATGTATTTAATGCCACTGTAGCCAGTCCTATGGCAGCGATAAGACCTGCGATCGCTGCTATCCAAGGTGCAAGAGGTGAAGCAAACATAGGAACTAACATTGCAAGAATCCGGGGTATAATTCCAACAGCGGCTGGTTGTACAACCGTCGTACCAAGGGTAAACGCTTTAGCAGCTACAGCAGCAGATGCAGCGTTAGCAGCAGATGCAGCAGCAGCTTTAGCCGCAATTCCCACACCAGCACCACCAAGTCCTAAAGCCACTGAACCCAAGAAATCCATTGCGCTTGGACCTGCAATTGCACCTGTACTACCTGGTCTGTATTTTGCGTTAGTATCCCGTACTGCGTCGTCCCATTTATAATCACCACCGCCCCACAGGCTTCTAACGTCTAGTTGCACCCCTTTAGCTGGTAAAGCATTTGTGATGGTATTGCCAAGTTTTTCTACAGATTTAGTGGCATTGTTAAACGCTTCGGTAGTTTTATTTATGTTCGACCTGACATCTGTTAGCTGCTTATTAACGTCTGCGGTGGTTTTATTCATTGATTCCCGTAAAGGGTCACTGAAATCACCTTTAGAGAACATTATTATTGCGTAAACAATAACGAGCTTTGATAATAAAGCCTGTAAAAGAACCAAAGCCCCATTTAATATAGCTATATTAACTTTTGTTTTCACTCCTAACAGGTCTGTCGCTGCTGAAGCTTTACTCATAGATGTCAGAAGTAATTCAACGGCAAGGGCTGCTGACCGCATAAAACTAAAGAACGCTACCCGCACTCCTTGTAACATCCCAATTGCGCCTTTTCCAAAGGATAGAATAGCAGGACCCAAAGCCATAGCCGCTAACCCTGAACCCTGTTCAATCATGAACAATATGGCAAGTATTTCTAATATGCCAGAAGGGAGGATTTTAAACACACTGGCAAATATATTCTTAAGTCCATCCATGGCACTGCCCGCTTGTTCTGCACCCTGGATTAAATTGCCAAATACTGATGTGAAGCTAACAGTGTTGTTACTTGCAGAACGCATGATTGAATCTATGGTACTAAATGTAGAGACAATCAAGTTAGTAAATCCGTCGAACATATTTTGCATAAGGTCTTTCTCAGCACCTAACCAACCATCAGCAACGTCAGCAGTTACACCAACAATCATGGGCATCATATTGGTGGTGATGGTACTAAATGTAGCTAACAGGAAATTTTGTAAACTACCTATTGCTACTAAAAATGGCTTGAATTTAGATAAGATAATTGTTAAGCCTATAGAAATGGTGGCTGCAAAACCAATCATAAATGACTGCGCTAAAGGTAGTAATTGATTTAACGAGCCTACAAGCAGTCCTGCAACGGTGGCAAAGAAGTCAACAGGTGCAGACAACAAACCTCCCACTTTGTCCGTAAATATAGATACAGCTTCAAACCCTACATTACCCAGTTTATTTAGTGCAACTACCAAGCCCCCAGCTTGATTAGCAGCCGCGTTGCCATAGTCCTCTTTTAATACTTTGGCTACTTTAGGTAAGATATCTTGAGATAACACACTACCAGAAGCCACTAGTGCATTCATTTCTGGCACTGATACACCCATCGCTTTAGCAAATACAGCCATAGCAGGTGGGAACTTTTCACCTAACTGCTGCCTAAGCTCTTCCATAGACAGCTTACCTTTAGCTAATATCTGCGTATATGCCATGAAGACTAAACTAGCGTCTTGTCCATTAATACCTAACGCGCTTAAAGATGAAGTGATGCCTTCAAATAGTTCCTTAACCCCTTGACCTTCCATCTTGCTGTCTTTAGCTGCGATCGCTATTTGAGAATAGGAGTTAGCAGCTACTTCTGAAGGTACATTAAGTTTGTTAGCAATATCTTTTGCATATTTAAACTCAGCTATACCTCCTTCTTTTGACCCGCCCAAGAATTGGAATCTTCTTTGCAATACTTCTACCCTTTGAATACCATCTATGAGTTTAGCTACATGGGGAGCAACCATGTTTACTGCCATGCCTATACCAGTGATGATCGGGGCTAATGGCAATAATAATGGCGTAATTGCACCTATCATAGTGGTAATTGGTGCAAGGGTTGTAGCGATTGAACCGAAGAATTGAAGGACATTAGGGAACATCTCGTCCCCTTCTTTAGAACCTCCAAACATGGCTTTTTTCACCCCTGCACCCATATTGTTGTACATTTCTTGGAAGTGGCTTTGTGTGGCAACGTGACCGCGACTAAGTCTACCAATAATAACTTTAATGGAATCACCAAACCCGGCTTGTCCTATGGCTTTTTTAGCGTTGTATTCCAAGTCATCTTTAGTATTAGCCAAGTTCACCATTGAGTCCTTAAAGCCTTTTGCTAAGGCTTTGCCCATGTCAAAACCTTTCTCCTTAAACTTCGACTGTAACCCAGTTAAGGTAGCCATCAAACCTGCTGTGGCTGTATCCAATAAATTGGGGTCTATGCTATCAATTTTTTTAGCGGACATCCCAGCCCGTGTCAACCCTTCTTTGACTAGTCCTTTTATAGCATCTTGATCATTGGTGGCATAAGCTTCTGTAAACCTACCTATAAAGCTACCAGTACGAGGATCATTGGCTAATTTTTGTCGAAAGTCAGAAAAACCATATCCAGACTGGTCTTGTTTTATCTGCCTCCTGGCAGAAGAATCAAGACCGCGCTCTTTAAGTACGTTTGCAGTTAAAGCATCTAATCTTCTTTCAGCTTTTTTAGTGCCAAGTTGCTTCTGAAGTAGTTCAGTGTCACCCATGGCTTGCAACAATTTCCGTTCGTTAGGTGTTAAATCAATAGGTGTTCCTAATATTTTTTCACGAGCGGTAGCCAGTTGATCAGGTGTCATAGCATCTCGCACAGTTTTACTAACGCCGCGTTCTCTTAATGCCTGTCTAGTAAGTATGTCTGTTCTTTTGTCAACACCTGTTCTACCGGATTGAATAGTTTTTTCTAATAATTGTTCAGCTTTGCTTCTTTCAGCTCCTAAAGCATAAATAGATTTAGTTGTTCCATCTAGCCTTTGACTTATTTTTCTCCCTATTAATGCTTGTAATACCGATGTAGGAATTAAAGGTAAGTTAACTTTGTCTAAAACTCCATTAAGTATGTTCTTGGTTACATTATCCAGGAAATCTTTAGTCGCTTCAAAGCCTTTGGTGTTGTCCTTAAGTCCAATCTGTTCCCTATTTGTTTCAGTTTGATCCTGTAATATTTTTTTAATAGTAGGGGCTTTCTGCTTGGGGTCTAAAGATTTATCTAATCCCAAAATACCGCTATAGCTATTATATAAAGGACTAGCAACGCCCAACCCTATTGATAATAGTGGATTTATACCCATGAAATGAGGAACAGGCGAAGAAATATCCTGTAATGCACTTAATACATTACCGGACTTATGCCCAGGCGTTGCTGGTAAATTAATATTGGTAATAGAACTCAGTATTCTTGTTAAGAAACCGCCTTCTTTAATCAAGTTATTTTCTAACAGGTTTTTAGCAATGGAATTTCCTAGTGCCAGTGCCAATCCCCCAATTAAAGGCGCTGCTATTTTGAGCTTAGGTAACAACAGAAGTATGCTAGGTATAAACTTCAAGAACCACGGTAAAACATCCCTGGTTTGTGACAACAGCTTTTGATGCAATGGCTGTCTTAACGTATCTGCTATAGAAAACAGTCCTGCATTGACAGCATTCCGCATTCTTTGACCCAAAGACGCATAACCACCACCACGAATACTGTCATTGATAGCACCAAATACATTAGCCACCAAATCCGTTATTAATGTAGGTATTGTCGGTGGTAATGGCGGGAGTGGATTTGGTGGGTTGGGATTTGGTGGTAATGGCGGGAGTGGATTTGGTGGGTTGGGATTTGGTGGGTTGGGATTTGGTGGTAATGGCGGGAGTGGATTTGGTGGATTGGGATTTGGTGGTAATGGCGGGAGTGGATTTGGTGGGTTGGGATTTGGTGGTAATGGCGGGAGTGGATTTGGCAGGTCTGGATATATTTGTGTTTGTAAAGTAGTTGGAGGTTGTGGCAGGTTTGGATATATTTGTGTTTGTAAAGTAGTCGGAGGTTGTGGCAGGTTTGGATATATTTGTGTTTGTAAAGTAGTTGGAGACAGCGTAGTTATAGACGGTTGTATCTTGGTAAATGGTGATTGTAGCGTAGTTATAGACGGTTGTATCTTGGTAAATGGTGATTGTAGCGTAGTTATAGACGGTTGTATCTTGGTAAATGGTGAT